AATGAAATGAAAGAATTTACAGGGATATCCGGAAAAATGTATAAAGAAATTGATACAACGCCGCCTTCTCCAGAACACCCAAAGTGGTGGGAGGAAGAAGAGCCTAAATGTGATGCGGTAAACCATCCAAGCCATTATAAGGTTGGCGGTATCGAAACTATCGACTTCATTGAAGCTAAAGGACTTAATTACCATCTCGGAAATGTTGTTAAATACATTACGCGAGCAGATTACAAAGGCAATAGATTGCAAGATCTTAAGAAAGCCCAATGGTATTTAAATAGAGCAATTTTAAATTTGGAGAATGGTGAATGAAAAAAATATTGTTATCCTTTTTATTTGTAAGTTTTTTATCGGCGGCGGAAGGCATTGCTTGGATCAATAACAATGCTGGGGGCAAAATTATTATCACCAATGAAGTCTGTAAAGACTTAGATGGCAAGGTTTATAAAAAATTAAATCGTATTTATATGTATACATCTGAAGGGATAACAATTGACGGGTGTTTCTATATTGCAGATGATTTGGTTAATGCCGTATGGGTCAATGGGACGCAAATGAAATACCCTGTCTCTGATTTTATTTTATATGAGAAAAAGGTGGTTTTATGAAATTACTTATATTGAGTATTAGTATTTCTGTTGTTGTTTTATTGCACATTGCCTTGCTAAGAGCCTTGCTAAATATAGACGGCAATATACAATCAATCAAAGACTGCTCGTTAGCTGAGATCAGTCCAGATTTTACAATAAAAGAGAAAGAACTTTGCCGGAGTAAGCATGGAACAAAATGAACTAATGAAATATGACGACATGGGTAAAGAATTAAATGTGCCAATGAAGACAGCTCATATGCAAACAAAACGCGCGTTAGATAAGGCAAAACTCTTGCTAGAATCCAAGGGCTTTAAGTTAAGCGATTTTTTTGAGGATAGCAAAGATGAAACATAAACATTCAGATTTAATAAAGGCTTGGGCTGATGGCGCAGAGATTGAATATTATGATGATTTTATGTGGCAACCCGCAAAAAATCCATCATGGAGTTTGAGTGGTCAATATAGGGTTAAACCAGAGCCAAAGCCAAAAGAATATTACGATGAAGATACTTTTGATGTTCAATACCTTTATGCCTATAACGATACTAAAAATGGAGTTATGAGATTTATTTCAAAAAAAATGATTAATCTTATAGATTGGGAATATATGGGAAAAGTGAGGTTAGAAAAATGAATAAATGGATTAGTGTTAATGATAGGCTGCCTGATAATAGCAACGTGGTCTTAGCCTACAATTTAAAAAATTCTAGAGGAATATATATTCATAAAATATATTTTGCTTTTTATTATGAATATAGATGGACTCAAAGTAATGATGCAGCATGGAAAATGGATGTTACCCATTGGATGCCATTACCTAATCCACCAGAAGAAGAAAGTGAACCAATCGGAAATTCTGAACAGTTGCCTATTGCTTGGATTAAAAAAGAATATTCACCAGATTGTGGTTATTTTTTTAATATATATGAACATGAAATAGATGGCTATATGCCTGTTTACACCCATCCAATGCGTAAATTAACTGATGAAGAAATAGCTAAGGAGTTGGAAAAATTTATTTCCGATGGGGGAAGTGTTTTTGATATTTGGGGATGGACTAAATTTATTTTAAAGAAAGCGAATGAAAAATGACTGCAAATGAATTAGATGAATTATTGAGAGAAAATCCAAGTTTTATTATTTCATTGCAAAATAAATGTGAAATGCAAGAAAAAGAAATACAAAAGTTAAAAGATTTATTAGGCATTCAAGCATCTTCTACCGATTTAAACATTAAAGCAGTTAATAAAATTAAAGAACAAGCACAAGAAATTAATAATTTAAAAAAACAAATTACTCAATTATCTGTTTCTCGTGAACCAAAGATAGGAGATCGAGTCATTTTGATAGATGATGAATCTGAAGGGGTTATTGAAAGTTTATCTATTGCTGGCGGTCCAAGAATTAGCTTTGATGATGGATGTTATGGAAATTACACCAGAGTTGAATTAATTACTTTGTTTGCCTATAAAGAAAGCGAGTGACAAATGACTGCAAATGAATTAATAGAAATAGTTGAAAGTGAAAATCACAATCCATTTCTTGAAGAAATATCTGATATGTTGCGTCAACAAGCACAAGAAATAGCAGATTTAAAGATTTCCAATCAAGATTTAAAGTATCAATTGATTCAAAAGGCAAATGAACAAGTTTTAAATGATTTTAAAGAATTGATTGATGAAGACGATGATATTTTTCGCAAAGAACAAGTGGAAAAGTTTTATGCTGAAGCAATACCTTTGCCTGAGAAATATAAATTTCGTGAATTGAGTGATGAGGAAATAGAAAAAGTTTATAGTTCTATTCCCGAAATTAAAGGTTACGCACCAATATATGAATTTGCAAGAGCAATACTAAAGAAAGCGAGTGAAAAATGAGTGAACTAACGAAAGATACAGAATGCCAATACTGTAAGCAAGGATGTTTTAGATGCGATGCAAGAAAAGCACTAACAGATGAGGAAATAAGCCAAGTGTATAAAGAAGTCAGCGAACCATTTGGTAAAAAAAGACTGTATGAAATACATGATTTTGCAAGAGCAATACTAAAGAAAGCGAGTGAGAAATGATTACAAACGGAATGTGGCAGATGTTATCTGATTTGCTTGATGGTGAAAAGTTACCAGATAGTTTAAACAAGGCAATACATGATTTGTGTAATGGTAAAGCAGTTGTTGCATATGAATTAACTGATGAAGAAATAAGAAAAAGCGTAATGGAATGTCTTGAAGAATCGGTAGCTGATTTACCTAAAAAAGACCGTGAAGAAGCAAAAGCAGCTATTTTAGGTGCATTTTCTAAAGAAATGTTTTATGGAAAAACAAAAGCGCCAGCAACGGATTTCTTTAGGGAGAGTAAAGATGAGTGAATTTTTTGCAGAAATACTTTTTAAAGCAAGTAGAGGTGAAAAATGACTTTAAGGCTTAAACCATCGTATATGGAATGGACACCAAATAAATTAGCAGATGCTTTAAAAAACTGGTTAGGCAACAGAGAACAACTTTTGGCAGCAGCAAATATGCTACGACAACAAGCACAAGAGATTGAAAAATTAAAACAAGAATTAGCATTGGCAAAAGCAGCAAGTATGTCATACGAAACTTGGTGGATTAAGTATAGAGATATGTCAGTTGAGTTAGATAAAGAACTTAAAGAATTAAAGAAAGCGAGTGAGAAATGAATGAACCAAAAACATGGATGAGCATCACCGAAGTGATTGAGAAGCTAGACGAATATGCCAAAGGGGATGAGTATCAGAAAGCAACAGAAGATGCAGTATTTTATTTAAACAGTCACAAAATTTCATTTGATTTATATAGAAACCAAATGTCTGCACAAAAGAACATTATCCATTCGTATGAAAATTTAATTGAGGATAAAGACCAAGAAATTGAGAATTTAAAAAGCAAGGTCCAATACTGGAAAGGATTTCACAAATGAAACGCTGTTGGAATAGGCGCACATTGTATTCAGTCCATGTGAACAGACCAATTGAGAAGCCAGGGTTATGGAAAAACTTTATTGAAACAACTAATTTAAATAGTGCAATAAGATTTAATAAGAAGTTGAAGTTGAAGTATAGGCAAATAGATGTAACAACATATGGCAGAAACCGTAAAAAGTTTGTTTTGAAAAACAGTTGGTTATAGGGGGAATAAATGAATAAAGAGTTAGATGATGCATTATGTATTAAGTATCCAAAGATATTTGCACAACGCAATTGGGACAAAATGGATACATGCATGTGCTGGGGATTTGAGTGTGGCGATGGTTGGTATGATTTACTAGATACGCTATGTCATTCCATACAAACATACTTGGATGCCCATGAGTTGCCACAGGTTGTAGCTACCCAAGTTAAATCAAAATTTGGCGAGTTACGATTTTATGTTGACGGCGGAGATCGGTTTACTGATGGGTTAATTACGTTTGCTGAAAACATATCAACAAAGATAAAGGAGTAAGAGATGAAAAGTATTATTGATTATTGTGAAAATTTTTTATTTGAGTATGTTGTTCCAATATGTCTTATTGGGTTTTTCCTTATGTGTGTTTGTACCGCCGCTGCCGGTATATGGTGGGTAGTTTCACCTGAGTCGGAAGAACATAGAGCAAGGCGTATTGCAGAGTCAACACCCCATGTATACGCAGAGGTAGATGGTTGTACAGTTTACACATGGAACTCGGGTAGTCATAATCACTACTTCACTAAATGCCCAATAAATGTAGTAACAGAAAGTAGGTATAGTGAACGTAGTGGCAAGATAACAAAGCAATTTACTGAAACAATTGAAACGGAGAGATAGATGAAACTTTTTATTTTTAGTTTAGTAATAGCCTCCACAATGTGTGGATTAATTATTTTTTTAACTGAAATGGCAAGGGGGCAATAAATAATATGGGTCGTTTAATTGATTTTTTATTTAGCGTTTGGTTAAACGCCCTTATAGTGGCGTATGTGTATGTATGTTTTAAATATATTACGGGGAAAATATGAAAGATGCAAAGTGGGTTTATGAGTTTACATTAGAAGATGCACAGAAGGCTTACAATTTATTAGCCATGCACCACAGTGAGTTATTAAATATGAATCACAATCTCCAAAAGCAACTAAGAGATAGAAGTGTAACAAATTTGTTAATGTGGAAAATTAGATGTTTATTTAAAAAGGATTGGGAATGATACACAAACATGAAGTTTTAATTATTGCGTGGCTACATGGCAAAGAAGTTGAATTTCACAACACATTGCATTGGGATGACAATGCATGGTTTCCTGTAGACAACCTTGAGTTTTTTACTTGCGACAATTATATATTTCGTATAAAACCACAAGACATTGTTGAATTTTTGGATGTTAGTAGAAATAAATTAACACACAAACCATCAATTAATTACGTAGACAAAATTAATGCAAATCTTAAACTTGTTTGGGATAGAGAAACAGGTGATTTAAAAATGTCAAAGGTGATTAAATGAAGCATAAATACGAAGAAGTTATAAAAGCATTTCTTGATGGTAAACAATGTGAGGGATGGAATTTCCAAACTAAAGAATGGTATGAAATTACAAGATTGGGTTCATTTGATTATTGTGACGATGCAAGAATTAAACCAGAGCCAAAGCCTGATATTGTTCGGTATGCTTTAATTTCGTCAGCTTACATAGAAAGTATAAATTTAACTTCTTGTGCTTATATTGTTGACAACTTAAAACTTACATTCGATGGCGAAACAGGTGAACTTAAATCAGCAGAGGTGATTAAATGAAAATTCTTATAGCTTGTGAATTTAGTGGAACAGTTAGAGATGCGTTTACTAAAATTGGGCATGATGCATGGTCATGTGATCTTGAACCTAATGAATTGCCAGGCAACCATTATCAAGGATCAGTATTAGATATCATTAACGATGGATGGGATATGATGATTGCTCATCCACCATGCACCCATTTAGCGGCTAGTGGTGCAAGACATTTTGAAAAAAAAAGAGCAGATGGTCGGCAGCAACAAGGTATTGATTTTTTTATGATTTTGGCAAACTCTAATATTCCAAAATATGCGATAGAAAATCCTATCGGAATTATGTCAACTATATGGCGCAAACCAGAACAAATTATTCAGCCATACGAATATGGGCATGGTACAACTAAAGCTACTTGTTTATGGCTAAAAAATTTACCTTTATTAAAGCCTACTAATATTGTAGATAAAGGTGAAGTAATAACTTTTAAAAGCGGTAAACGCATGAGTAAATGGTTTTATGAATCATCACAACTTAAACCAAAAGAAAGAGAAAAAATGAGGAATAAAACATTTCAAGGTATTGCTGATGCTATGGCAGAACAATGGGGAGTTATATGAATTATTTAATAACACAGAGGTGATTAAATGAAGGTTAAATTAGAAATAATTTCAGAGAATGAAGATGGATCAGCAATTGCTACAGTTGAACTAGATAGGGAGACAATCAATTTTTTATCCGGAGAAGGTTTAATGGCAATCATTGAGCGAGCTATTGAATCTTCCGAGTCTTACATTGCTCCAAAAGAAGACTTGGTAGAGATGGAGAGGTTTAATGATGTGGAACTATAGAATAGTAAAAACTACGGATGAAGTAACCAAAGAGCCCACTTATGAAATTTGTGAAGTTTATTACAACGCCATAGGAAAACCGACAGGGTTTTGTTCTGTAAAGTTACTTGGTGACACTATCGAGGAGTTGAAATCTGGTTTAGAAATGGCTAGGTCAGCATATGAAAAGCCAGTTATTAAGTCAACAGATTTTAAATAGTTTGAAATATTTCTTGTAAATAACCCGTTCGGTAACTTTTGGCAAATAATTCAAACTATTTACCCATAATGTTACCGATAGGGAACTTTTGCATAATATGTAACACATTAGTTATCTTTAAGTAACTTTTGTATCATATATGATGCATTAGCCACCTTAATGTATCATTATTGATACATCTTAAAATCCTATTCTTGGCAATTTATATTCTTCACAAATTAGTTTGGCATATTT